GTTTGGAACTGGTCGTGGGTTTGTTACGTGGTGGAAAGGCAAACCATCGTTGGGTGTAAGAGGGCTTAGTCGGTTTACAAGTGCAAGTTCGGGGCATGTCGAAAAGTTTGGAAAGGGTTGGAGGTGCAAGCACGAATAACCCCTAACCGAACGTGTGCGAGAGGACCCCGAGAACGAGAGACGAAAGCTTCTTCTTGGAGCGAAGTTTAGTTTCCGTGTGGATGATCGGGATGCGCTTGCGTTTCGACTTGTCGATGGTATGTGAATCGCCGAGGTCACGAACGCCGTCGGTTATGTGGGTGAGGGCGAGCATTTTGACGGTGCGAGTGAATGGGATCTCACCGCGGGCGAAAGACTGGAGGAAGGACAAGAGAGAGTCGAAGTCGGCTGTGTTGTCGAGGGAACCGTTGTAATGGAAGGAATTGATTTTCGCCATTTGAAGTCCAGCGCCGAGTCCGACATCCTTGAAAGTCACACCGATGGCATCGCGGTAAGTTCCGTAATCATCTTTGTTCAGATAGCCGCGCGTTAAGACTTTTCCCGCGATGCGAGGCAAATCGAAAGCGCAGCCTTGTTTGTTGATGATAAAAGAAACGAAATTCCCGGATGGGCCAGATGCAGGTTTGAATTTCCAACTGCATTCAGATGCGTACTGTTTGAGCTTCTCCATGTCGAAAGATACGTCTGGACCACGTGCGAGAGAGTCGTCTCCTTTGATGTACAGTTTGCGGTAGTCTTTCATGATGTCCATGCACACGGCCATGTTGAAGAGGCAGTTGTCGATGAGTGTGTGAGGGGCGCCGGAGTCTTTCTTATCGTTGACGACCAATGAAAGGGCAGTGCAAGCGATGGTGCGAGAAGATAGTTGAGCAGCAACGAGAGTGCGGAGGTTCTCGGGACAGCCAATCTTCGTCAGTGCTCGCAAGAAGATTTTCCGGCCGACGTTGTTTTGGGAGGAGTCAAATTCGGTCCAGTCGTTTTCCAAATAGCGGTCGTTGGGGAAGCCGTCTTGTTCGAGAAGCGCCATGACTTCAAGATCGGTCATGCCAGACGTGATGACGACGTTCCCTTTAGATTGTTTGACC